ATTCTATCACGATTACCTCAAAATGTCAAGTAATCATTAAAAAATGGGGGAAAATTAATCCCCCCACTAATGCTTAGGACATCACCCCTTTAGAAGCTGTGCTTCCCCACGATTGATTTCAATCTTTCGAGGTTTCTTAGCTTCTGGTATTACGTTTTCCAATTTGACGGTTAAGATACCATCGATAAGGTCAGCGCCATTCACAACAACTGTATCAGCTAGTGTGAAAACTCTTGAGAAGGAACGACCAGAAATTCCACGATGAATATAATGTTTATCGTCTGTGGCTTCTTGTTTACCTTCGATTGTTAGTACCCCTTCTTTGATCTGAATATCAAGATCGTCATAGGTGAACCCAGCAATTGCTAATTGCAATTCATATTGGTCATCGTCTACCTTGACGATGTTATATGGTGGGTAAGCCTGTTGATTTGGGGTTGTGTCTCTCATTCTTTCAATCATTCGGTCAAAGCCGATTAAGAATGGATCGTTTAGAAAATCAGTTGTGATTCTACGTGTATTCATTTTGCTATCTCCTTTATTAAGCAAGATTAATGTGTGTGACCCATTAGGCATCACACGTTTATTTATAAAATGTTTTCGTCGTAATCTTAAATTTATCTGACAAAAGGCTTAAATTCAGTACCATTAGCTACTAAACACGTCCAACCATTCGGAAACAAGGAAACCAAAGTCCAAGAACCCGTATCTTGATTTGTACTAAAAACAAATTCAGTATTAATAAGTTGACCACTTGCATGTTGCTGTAGAATTTTGCCGTTAAACAAAATTTCTTCACCATATTGACGCATTTGTTCTGCCACACGAGGCATCGTCGAACAAGCTTGGATTGCTTGGAAAGGTGGTATCTCTTGCGCCACAACTCCAGATGCGACGATAGTTAACGGTATTAAGTATTTAAGCATAGCCTATTCTCCTGTTGAACCGAAACCCCCATCGCGCTCTGTTAACTCTAATTCTTTGGTTGTCTCCACGAATTTTTGTTGAGTATATTTTTCAACCATTCCTTGAGCTATACGATCACCATTTGTGATCTGTACAAGGCTATCGGTATTGTTTTGTAGCATAATAAAAGTCTCTAGTGTGTAGTCAGAGTCGATAATACCCGTACCATTTGCTAAAGATAATCCTTTTTTGTATGCCATGCCAGAACGGATAAACAGTTTTAAAACATGTTTTTCTGGTACGTCGAAAATCAATCCTGTGGGTACTAAGACCCTAATTCCTGGTGGTAGCTGAAATGCATCTTGTACTGTTGATACACCCTTAACTGCTACTTTCTGTGCTTTGTTCCAAGAGTTGAAACCTTGAAGGAAATCTCCCTTTTTGAAACAGGCTTTAATGTCAAAACAAGCTGAGCCTTTTGTAGCGTACTCTGGCAGTTGTGCATTTTCATTCATTCTATAAATATTCATTTTCACTTCTTTCCAATATTATACTTTGCTTCTAGCGTCCAATTACTTTTCTCTTTGTGAGATAAGATTTTGATCTGGTTTAGTTGAGCTACAGGGTCTTGAGCTTTTTCTGTTTGTATAACAGATACCAATTCCCACTCTTCTAACAGGTTGACGATTGTATTACGTCTTGAGGCGTCTTCTTCGATAAAAGTGTCTTTCTTCCCATCTAGGATAAATAACTCTTTAAAGTGTAGTATAGCATATCTACCTTGTTTATGCAAGATATGACAAGTCTGATACAACTTCTTTTCTTTTCTTGATGAAATGCCAATTCGGGTGAGAGTTTCTTTTACTTTTAGGAAACTATCTGGCGTTGGAAGAGAAACCTCAATTCCCACACCTTTAAATATATCTTCTGAACTCATAGTCTACAGCACCTTCTTTTATTATTATTATGTTATGCTGATCGTCAAATACTTCGACCATCGAATATATTTATCTAAATTGGCTTTTCTCTAACCCCCTTCTTCTAATTTCATACGCACTCTGATTAGTTGGTTGTCATTCAAAGCTTTCTTATACATTTTAGCAACTGTGCGGTTACATGAATACACTTGTTGTATTGCATCTAAATCCACATCTTTGTCTGCTTTAGGCCATTTAGAGAACCGTTTACGTTTACGCAATGCACCACGATAGTAGTTGAACTGTGCGCCATTGAATAGATCAGGACGCATATTCATTTCATTAGCATGAAGAATTGTATCCTCAAAGTTTGCAAAACCACGATTTACAATATACGGTATATATAGCTTTTCAGCTTGCTCTGGGACTTCATTGTCTGCGATTATATCATCTTTAGAAAAAGACGCCGCATTCATAAAATCAAAGGGTGTTATTTCTTTCGGCAATTGTATTCTCCAAGTCTTTTAGCATATCATTAAACGGTATAACACAAGTAGCACAAAGTTTCAAGCTTAGCTTACCATCCTGTGTATCGACGTTAACTGTGTTAATATCTTTCTTAGGTATTCTCTTATTGCATTCCCAACATATAGCTTTGCTGAATAACGCATCAGCCCACTTACCCATCTTTTTTGTCTTTCATGTACTGCGCGAAACGAGCCACTTTATCAGATGGTTCTTCTCGTGGCTTGTCTTTATTAAAAACTGTTTTCAAAACAGGTTGTATGGTTGTACTACTTATTTTCATTTGTACTCAGCTTCCATCATAACTTCAGTCATAAACGCAACCATGTTTACTTCAAGGTCTGCAACAAAGTTAGCTTTATACATATAATCTGCAAGTGTCACCACAAATCCTGGTTGGCTACGCAGTTCAACTTTTTCATTTGCGACATCATAGATACGACGAAACAGTTCATTCATATCTTGATCAGAATTCTTGGCAACCCATTTACGCATGTTGGTAAAGTCTTTGGCTTTTAACATACGGAACACTTCATCTACAGACTCTTGTTTGAGATTAACAAAGATACCTTCATCAATACTACCAGAAGCCGCATATGATTGTAGTTCAGTAAGTACACGACGGAAATCGGGGAAGTGTTGTTCTACAACCTTGGCAACAACCTTGTTATCGTACTTTACGTTCTCTTGATCTAAAATAGATAGAACACGTTTATAAAACGAAGCCGCTAGTTTTGGTTTCTCACTGTTCTCTATCGTAAAATCAACCTCAGACAAACGAGAGCGTAGTGGTGGTATGATGCGGTTCTTAAAGTTACATGTGAAAATAAATCCACAGTTAGAAGAGTATTCTTCTATGAAATTACGCATTGCTGGCTGTACACTAGCGGCGTTTAGGTAATCAGCCTCATCAATGATAACATACTTACGTCCACCTGCAAGAGATACAGCCGATGCGTATGTAGATATATCATAGCGTAAAGTATCAATACCCATGTTCAAAGAGCCGTTCTTGATAATGTAATCACAACCCATTTCTTCAAGCATAGCTTTAGCTACAGTAGTTTTGCCAACACCTGGGCCACCAGATAACAATAGGTTTGGTACACTATCGTCTTGTATAAATTTTTGGAAGCTTTGCTTTAGCTTTGGGCTAAGAATTGTATCTTCAATCTTTTGTGGTCTGTATTTCTCTACCCACAATACTTCATTTGTTTTTGCATCTACTGACATGTCATCACCATTCATCATAATATAAAATAAGTTGTAGGTTTATAGCGAGAGCCTACGTCGCTTAATCTTAACTAACTACCTTGTCAGCCATTGGAGCATCCGCAGGTACATCTGCTGGAGCATCTGGTAATCCACCTTCTGGTGCTTCACCTTGTGGTGCGTTTTGTTGTAGGAACACTTCTAGCTTATTGCGTAGGATACCCACACCTGCTAGTTCACGCCCTTCAATTCCACCACGGCGACTTACAACATCAATTAGTTGTACGATTGTTGCAATATCCTGTAAAGAAATTGATACAGGTTCTTGTTGTTGTTGTTCTTGTTCACTCATATTATCTATCCTTTTTGATAAGTTGATTTGGTATCGATTGCCACATAGTATGTAGCATCTGGGCTTTTAAACTCAGAAATGCCTTTAGCGCATAACGTCACGCTGTAGTCTTGAGGCAATAGCTTAAGGTTATCTGTTTTGATAATAACCTTAAAGGTATCGTTGGTAGAACCAATTTCAATACCATAATCATCAGCACCCGTATCAGTGCTACTAATAGCCTTGAGGTAAATTTTACCATCCTCACCGACAAATGCGACTTCTTGGAATTGAAGTACACCTGCCGCTTTAATAACTGATTGAAGATCATCCCATGCAACATTCACTTCAACATCTTTAGTCGGTAGCTCAATCTGCTTTGTAGGAGCCGCATGAATCATAGATATATCAGCAAATACATACTTGGTACGTTGCTTGCCTTCAGTTACCAAGAAGTATTTATCATGAAATTCTACATCAGGTTCTTTATATAGACCTAAAATAGATAAAAAACGTGATAAATCGTAAATACATGCTTGAGACGGAATGCTATCAGCAATAGTCGCCTGTGCAATCAAGGTTTTTTCTGGCGTAATAGTTTTAAGCGTGTTCCCCTGTTCCATCAAGATAGACTTGTTGATAGTGGAAAAACTCTTGAGTATTGCCAGAGTTCGTTCAGAAAATTTCATTATATAGTCTCCAAAGTTTAGTTATTTGTATAGAATAACACTTGCGTGTTAGTTTGTCAATCTTTTTTGTATGTTTTTTTACTTGCAGTCCTATCAGCCGTAGCTGATACACCTAGCGAACCAATAGCCGACATGTTACCCTTAAAGATGTAAGCACCAATATGATTTATTTGCATCCAAGGACACATCCAAACATTCATGCCAATAGCTCGTGCTTTTTGGCAGAAGAAATAGTCTTCACTAAGGTATCTCTTACTCTTGGGATCAATTACACAATCAAAGAACGCTGTAATCTCTCTAGTACCATCAAAGTTATCAGTTCTAATATGATCTGGCTTATATCTTAGTTCTGGATATGCTTCTGCATATTTTACGAATGTATCACGATGGATACACATAAACCCTGTACCTGCTTCCCCAACTTCAAGTGGCTCAGATATATTAAAACTAGCAAGTTTGTTAATTGGATTGAAAACATAATCCGCTGTATATTGGTCTAAAGCAAAAGGTGTTTCATCTGCCTTTCCTAGCTCTACGGCTTTCTTGACCTTCTCCCATGCAATGGTTTTCTTAGGATAAGGACCTGTAACAATATCATACTTGGGATCGGCTACTTGTATTGCGATAAGACCTAATATGTCACGAGGGTCAAATGCAATATCAGAATCGATAAACACTAGATGGGTGCAGTCAGAACGTAAGAATTCATCAACGACATAGTTTCTTGCCCTTTGTATCAAACTCTCATTAAACAAGTAATAGAAGCGGATATCAATGCCATTAGCGGCACACATCATTGCCAAGTCTGTGCATGATTTTGTGTATGACCCACTACAGTTGCCACCATACATTGGTGTTCCAATAAAGATTTTATGTTTTCGAAGTTCTTCGATTGATATTTGTAGTTTCATATTTCAGTTTGCTCCAAGTCATGTTCTGCCCTAGTAATCGATTGTAAACGTAGGATATCAGCCGCTACGTCATGTTTACTGTCATGGGCGTTAAAATTGTATTCCCACTTCTCTACGTCCTTAACAGGTATAAACCCATTAGGATCAATATCGAAGTTAAATTTCGCATCAATGAATGTGCGAGTATCACGTACCGCATAGTGCTTTAGATATTGATTGAGCAAACTTTGCTTGCCAGCATCTTCTGCAATTCTATCTAAAATGATGGGATCGAATGTATTGCCCCTTGACCACCAACATTCTATCTTACCACTTGTTCTTAGATAGCCTACTAACGTTTCTATGAACTGATCTGCTTTCATATCATCAGGTGATGGCTTCAAGTTCTTTCTTAGATTTGGTGGTTGATCTAGCCACCATTGCAAGTCTCTAGCACCATATACACAACCATGGTTCTCAACCTGATCTTTAATATCAAATGTATTCTGTTTCATAGACAAAACCAACTCTTTAAACGTGTAAGGTTCTTGTGTAAACCTTCTCCATTCAAATGTCGTATAAGAAACGTCAATAGCAGGTATTTTGCGAGAGTTAGTACCAATAGTCTCAAAATCAAATATAAAATGTGTTGCCATTAGCCGACTCCTTCAAATGTGTGTAATGATTCATTATATCACAGAATTACTAATTACGCAAGTTAATTTTACTTTCAAGCTTTGTAATTTCATCTTTTACGTTAAGTTTCTCCACTTTAGCCTTCTTAGTGTGCTTTTCTGGTGCTTTCTCACCTTCCAAAGCTTCAACTGTAGCATGAAGATGCTTATGTCGTTTCTTAAGTAATTCTAAACGGTATTCGTCGTTTTCCTTAGTCATTATAACCCCCTATACAAAAAAACTATCGATTGTATTAATCTTAACTGCCGACCATCCGACAGCTTCTAGTATTGCTTCGATAGGACTTAGAAAGACCTTTTCGAATTGCTTTTCATAATCTATGTATCTTGACAAGTCAAACTCTGGTGGCAAACGTTGCCCTGGAAATGAGATCACGTCCTCACGAATTGGGTTTGGCACTTTAAGATAGACGAACTTGATCTTGTCACCACCTACAATATGTTCATATGTTTTACCCAAATCTCTTTTCTTTACTTCGTTGTTATACAGAATACACCCACGAACATGCATTGGACAACCCTTCTTGTAAAGTGACACACTGTCCATATACTTATCTATTTCTTGTGTACCAGAATTCTTACCAATATCTTCTGGTGGTAGGCTGTAGAATTCTTGACGGAAGTTCTCAATAAACTCCTGTACCGATTCTTCATTACCGTTCATGATAACCTCAAACGATGCTTTGAGTTTGTCTCGACATACCTCTGGTGTTGATGAACGTACAGACTCAAGACCAGTCACTGAAACCTTTGGCTTGTCGTAGTGTACGCCCTCAGAGTTCAGAGTATTCATGATGTAACGCTTCTTAGCAATAAAGATTGACTTGTCTGTAATCTTCTCACGTTTCATGAACATCGCTTGGCGATAGGAACCCATCTTTTTAGCAAGGTCTTCATAGCCAGCTTCAAGAACTGGTTCGATTTTCATTTGGCAAACTTTATCAAGGAACTCTTCGCCCTTCTTACGATCAATGTCTAATGTACCAAAAGCGTTCTCAACAATAGGAGCCATATCAACATAGATAG